GTAGCTGATGGACTGGAGGATCCAGCCGCCGGTGGTGAAGTCGCGGGCGAACTCGAACTCGGCGGCGTCGCTGCGGTCTTCGGTCTGTGCGGTGAGCGGAAAAGGCCCCCGGCGCTCGAGGTGAGCGGCCGGGGGCCTTCGATGTTGCTGTCAGGGCTTCGGGTGGGTGCGGTGGAAGAGGTGCGGGATCGCGCCGAGGCCGGCGGCGATGAGCACGACGACCTCGACGATGACGGCGGCGGTGTCGGTGAGCTGCTCGGCGACCTGCGGCCACCAGAGGGGGGCGAGGCCGTCGATGAGGAGTGCGGCGGCGGCGAGGGCGAAGGCGGCCCAGTAGGCGATGCGGGTGACCTTCTCGGGCACGGTCGGGGGGTCGGTCATGGGGTGGCGGCTTCGTTGATGTAGCGCAGCACCCGGTCGATCTGCCCCGGGTAGAGGCGGACCTCTGCCCCGGGGAGGGCGTCTTGGATGCGGCGTAGGAAGTCGGCGTCGTCGGTGTTCGCGACGGCGACTTTGTGGCCGGGGTAGAGGGGCACGAACCAGATGCCGGACGAGCTGGCGTCGCGGACGAGGCGGTAGGACATGGCGAGGTCTCCGATCGGGATGGGCTCGGGCTCGGGCGGGGTGGTGGCGCCGTCGAAGATCGCGGCGGCGCGGGCGATGAACTGCGGGAAGCGGGTCCAGACGAACTCGCCGGGGCATCGGGTGGCGACGAACTGGCGGTGACCGCGGACGGTGGCGGCGGACGGACGGCCGAGGCCGTGGGCGCGGTGCCAGGCGGCGGTGAGCTGCGCTGCGGTCTCCCAGGACGCGTCGGAGATGCGCCACGCGTCGGGCCTGGCGGGCGGGGTCGATTCGCCGCCTGCGTTCACGATCTCGACGTTCAGACCGCCCGCGTTGGCGTCGTTCGTGCCGTTCGTGAACGCGGTGTCCCGGTCGGCGACCCCGCGGGACCAGGCGCCGTCGCGGACGACCGCGTGGCAGGACAGGCGGCGGCCGTTGAGCACGCCGTGCACGGCGGCCATGGTCGCGTTCACCATCGCCGCGTGGTGGATGACGACGAACCGGATCGGTGTGGCGCGGCCCCAGCGGAAGGATCCGTTGAGGTTATTCGCGTCGGGCAGTCGGTAGGTGAAGGTCTGGTCGGGGCGGTTCAGCTCGAGCATGCGAGGCCACCTTCTAGACCGCGGGCGCCGTGACGGCGGTGATCCAGGACGCGACGACGAACACGTGGTTGAAGGCACCGCTGACGAAGGCGGCGGACACCTGACCCGTCTCGGTGACGTCGAGGCGCGCCCACCCGGTCGCGCCGAGCGACACGATGAACCGGTTGGTCTGCGACGGGGGAAACGGCGCCGTGGTCACCAGGTCGCCGTTGACCAGGTTGCCGCTGGACCGGCTGAGCACACCCTGCATCGTCATCCGGTTCCCGATGCGCCGGTACTGCGGGGCCGGGGAGCCGGCGACGAACCCGGAGGCCGGTGGAAGCGAGATCCAGCCGGTGTCCCACGCCCCGGCGATGACCCAGTCCCCGTCGACCCATTGCCAGTCGCAGCGGGTGGAGAACACCCAGATGCGCCGGGAGGGCCAGTTGCCGGCGGCGGGGAGATCCTGCGGGGTGGGGACGGTCTTGGTGACGACGTCCTCGACGTGCCGCACTCCCCTGTTCACGTCGGCGGGCACGTCGAATGGGTCGGAGCCGAGGACTTGCCGGTATCCGGTGATGGTGTCAGCCACAGGTGCCTCCTATTGCAGCCATTGGACGTGAATCCGGCCAGACGGTGACCGGTTGTAGGTGCGCCACGATTGCCCGGAGCGCATGGCGATGCCGAACGCTTCGCCGCGGATGAAGCGGCCGATGATCTCTCCGTTGATGTTGATCGCGTGGGATCCGCCGGGGATCGGCCACGCACCGTTGATCGCCGCGTTCGTGAAGGTGCCGGGTCGCCCGTCGAAGTTGTGGGTGCCGATCAGGGTGGCGATGTTGGGGAGTCGGTCAGAGACCTGGTCGAGGTGCAGGGTGGCGGCTTCGACGACAGCGTGGTCGGGGATCGTGTCGCGGATGCTGGTGCCGTGCCCGTACGCGCCGAGGGTGGTGGAGCCGACGTTCACGAGGTCGCTGTTGAGGGTGCCGTTCCACCAGCTGCCGGACCAGGCAGGGAAGAAGTCGCGGGCGATGCGGGTGGGAGCGGGGCCGGGCGGCGGCGACGCCTCGTCGGGTGGGGGCGGGGGCGGTGTCGTCGAGAGGCGCAGCATGACGACTTGCCGGCCGTGGTCGAGGATGACCCGGTCTCCGGACGCGAAGTTGATGTCCCAGGGGTACTGATACTGGTAAATGTGTCCGTCGTCGCCGAGGACCGTCGCGAGGGAGTCGTTGAAGGTCTGCAGGGTGCCGAGGCTGGCGCCTTCGAGCACCTGGCAATAGGTGGTGGTGCCGAGGACGGACACTCGCACGGGGGCGCCGGGCAGCGGTGCAGGGCCCACCCAGGACAGGCTGCGCGGGATGCCGCCGATGAGGACAGTGACGGTGCGGGATTCCCAGTCGATGTCGGCGGCTGTCCCGGTAGTGGAGCGGGCGAGGCCGCGCCGCAGCTGCGCTTCGCTCTCGGACTGCTCGGCGGCGTCCGTCATGCCTACCCCTCCTCTGCGACGATGAGGGTCACGTCGATCGGCGCGGTTGGGGCGTGGCGGATGGTCTTCTCGGCGACCTCGCCCATCACCGCGCGCCCGTGAAGGGTGTCGCGCACCCAGCCAACGTCGCCGAGGTCGAGGCAGAGGCCCTGCATGCCGACCTGCACGGTGACGGTGCGGCTCCGCCTGTTGAGGAGCCGGTCGAGGATCGTGTTCGCGCCGGCCTGCGCGGCCGCGTCGGACACGTACACCGGGGAGGCGTGCTCGTAGGTGGACGGTCCCGCCCGATTCACGGATTTCGGGTTGGTGTCGTCGGTGAGCGCGGCGAACCCGTTGAACCGGTTGTCGGGGTCGTGGGCCCACACCCAGTTGAAGAACCCGTCGGTGTGTCCGTTCTTCCAGTCGATGGTGCCGGCGATGTCGAACTCCGGTTCGGTGACGATCGCCCACCGGTCGGTTGCGCGAATCGTCATCGAGCCTTCTCGGGTCATGGTGGGCACCCCGCCGGCGAGCTGCGCGAGGTTCGCGATGGCGGTCTGCCGGTCGTCGTAGCCGATCCCGGCGGGCACGGTGTGGTCAGGGAGGGCACCGCGCATGAGGGGCATCAGTGCGAGGCGTTGCAGTTCAGCCCACATGGAATTGGATTGCGGGGCGGCGGGGCTGATCACCTTCCCGCGGGCGTGCATGCGCAGCCGGTCGACGACGGTGAGGGGCACTTTCCAGCTGGTGGTGCGGCCGCCGCGTTCTTGCCAGGTGCCGCCGTCCCCGTCGTCGACGAGGCGGAACACGCCGAGGGGAATGGTGTATGGAGCGCCGCCGATGATGACGTCGCGGTAGAGCATGAGTTCTTGTCCGCGGCCTGGGTAGAGGAGGTGGTCTTCGGCGGTCGGGATGAGGCTGTCGCCGTCTCCGTAGACGGTGATGGTTCCGGAGGCTTGGGCGTCGGCGCCGGTGGCCTGCCAGGTGATCGCGCCGTCGCGGTCGACGTCGACGCGGCGGGTGGCACCCTGGTAGGTGGCGACGGCCCATGGCTGGGTGGTGGTGACGGTCTCTCCGAGGGCATCCCACACGTTCTGCGGCACCTGCAGCATCGCGGCCCCCTTCAGAAGATGACGGGTGGGTTGCGGAGGGCGTCGAGGTAGGTCAGCCAGATCGCGCGCGCGTCGTCGTAGGTGCCGGAGGTTGTCGCGTGCACGTAGTCGTGGAACAGGTCGTAGCTGATCAGCGCGACGACGATCGCGAGCGCGGGCCGGGTGACCTGGGTGGCGGCGAATGAGAAGTCGTCGATCGGTGTCTCGAGCATCGTCGGGTCGTGGGGGGCTTGGTCGAGAGTGCCGGCCACCGCGTAGAACGATCCGGGGAGCCGGGATTCGGGGTTCGCGCGGATCAGGATCGGGGTCTCCCCGAGGATCGCGTCGAGGTGCTCGCGCTCCGCATCGGTGTCGGTGGTGACGACGAACGGGACGTCGACGAGCAGGGACCGCAGGCCCGCCAGCGCGACGGTGTCGCGGCCCGCCCGGTACACATGGAGGTCGTACTGCTTCCGCAGCTGGGCGAGGGATCCGGGGCGGAGGTCGAGCATGATCGCGTCGGCCGGCGCGAGCGGGTCCTGGATCACCACCTTCCCGTGCGGGATGTCCACCGCGGCGGAGAGCTGCAGTGCGAGCCCGATGCTGTTCCCGCTCTCGGCGAGCTGCTCCACCCTGTACGTGACGGGTACGCCCGCTGGGATCTCGTAGTCGGTGACGATCACCCCGCCGATCAAGTCCCGGCGTTCGACGCCGCGCACCGGCTGGTCCCCCCATTTCGACAGCTGGTGCAGGGTCACGGTGGCGGTGGCGGGGTCGAGGTCGGCGGGGTCGAGGTCGATGACGGCGCGGGGCGAGGGGTTCATGTCCGAGTGCGAGGTGATCGTCGTGGCCATGCTCACCCTCCGGTGCTTCCCCGCAGCCGTTGCAGGCGCCGGCTGTCGTCGTACGCGCGGATATGGGCGTCCATCAGCGCAGTGAGCCCGTTGCCCATGTCGAGCTCCCCGACGACGTGCATGCCGTCCAGGCTCGGAGCCGCCACCTGGACGGTCGGCCCGGCGACATTCGCGATCGGCGTGGACGCGAACCGCCAGTCCGGCTGATTGGCGAGCAGCGCGCCGTCCGCGAAATGCCGCATCCGCTCATCCACCACAGACATGCCGAGCCGTTGCGCCGTCATCTCGAGGATGCGCCGACTGCGCGCCTCCATGCCGGGCTTCCCGGAGATGTACGCCTCCCAGCGGGTCTCCGGCTCCGCGAACTTGATCAGCCCGCCTGGCCGGCCCTCGTAGATGCCCGACACGAACTGACCCTTGGCGTACGCCTGCACGCCCCGCTCCCACATGCCTCCGTTCGCCTGCCCGGCGCTGGATTGCCACCAGTTCACGACGGCGTTGCGGGCGCGGGTGAACCAGTTCATGTCTGCCTCGGCCTTGGTGGTGTCGGCCTTGACCGTGACCGTTGTGTCCTGGTCCTTGGCGACGTCGTCGACCTTCTTCTTGGCCGCCGCGTCGCCGGAGACGGTGACGGTGACGTTGCCGTTCTTCGGCCGGTTGACCTCGATGTTGAGGTCCTTCAGCTTCTTGTCCGCGTCGGTGACGTCCTTGGTGCCCACGACGATCGACCCGTCGGGCAGTGTCGTCGTCTTGATCCCGACGATTTTCAGCGCGTCGAGGATCTCCTTGTCGTTGGCGGACAGCTGGATCGCCGTGCCTTTGCTGACCCGCTCCAGCCACTCGTCGGTGCTGCTGAGACCCTTGTTGACCTGGCTGGGGTCGTAGGTGAGGGTGACCTTCCCATCCTTCGGCTCGGAGATCTTGACGCCGAGGCGTTCCAGCTCCCCGTAGACGTCCATGATGTCGGCCGTGTCGAGGGTGATTTCCCCGTCCGGCATGCTGGTGATCGTCCTGATCAGGGCGTCGGTCTTCTCCTGGGCGTCCTCGAGGCCCTGCGCCTTGACGATGGTGGTGACGTCGTCGGGGATGAGCCCATACGAGTCGGCGAGGGCTTCGGCTTCCTCACGGGTGGCGCCCATTGCGGTGGCCGTGTCGATGAAGGATTCCCGACTGTCGGCCATCTGCGCGGTGAGCTCGGCGGACGAGTCGCCCGCCTTGGCGTTGGCGCTGACGAGATCCAGGCCGACGTTGGCGAGGTCGCGCAGCATGGCGCGGTTGCCTCGGCCGGCCTCGGTCGTCGCGTCGAGGGTCTGGCCGTTCTTCTGCACGGACTCCGTGACTTTCTCGAGCGTGGCGTACCAGCTGTCCGTTGCAGCGTCCACGCTCATCGCCTCGGAGCCGAAGCCCTTGATGGCGCTCGCGAGCTCGTCGATGCCCTTCCTCGTCGTCTCCGACTGGTCGTTGATCTCCTCGAGCCCGGAGGTGAGCCCCGAGGAGGCCCGCGCCGCGGCGTCGGCCTCTCCCCCGATCTCACCCAAGGCAATGGCGACGAGGTTGCCCTCGTCAGCAGCGATGCCCATCGCCTGCGCCTGCTGGGTCAAGGCGGTACGGAGGTCGGGCATTGAGGCGAGCAGCCGCCACAGCTGCTGGTGTGAGCCGTCGGTCTGCTCCGCCAACAGCCGGAACCCGTTCTGTGCGGAGGGGAGATCGTTGAGGGCGAGGTCGCCGAGTTCCTTTCCGATCTCCTTCAGCACGCGCCGACCGGACGCCGAGTCGCCCTCCCAGACACTGGCCCAGAACCCGCGGCCGGCCCGCGCGCCCGCCTCGAGCACCCGCGGGAGGTCCTGGAGCTGCTCCCAGGTGCCCGGGTCGCCGAACAGCTGCCCAATCTTCCACTGCTCACCCTGCGTGGCCGTCTTGAAGATCTCCGCCGCGGAGGTGGCGGTGGTGAGGCTGTTCTGCATCTCGGCACTGGAGGCCTTCATGGCGTCCAGACCCTTCTTGGCCGCATACCCGGCACCGAGGATCGCACCGAAGGCGAGCGCAGCGGGCCCCGCGGCAACCGCAGCGGCACCGATCGCGGGCCCGAGTCTCAGGAATCCGCCGACGAGGCCCGCGGGACCGGTGGCGCCCATCGTGGCCAGAGCCGCCTGGAAGGCGACGAGCTTCGGGATCGCCAGGAGCGCGGTGCCACCGAGAAGCAGCACCGCCCCGGTGGCCAGGGTCAGCACGCTGATCGTGGCCTTCACCGGCCCGGGGAGCTTCTCGAAGGCGCGCATCATGTCGGCCGCCCAGTTCATTGCGTCCACGAGCGCCCCGCCGCCGTTCGGGTTCACGAGCGGCGTCATCAGCACGGAGGAGAAATCGCGCCAGGCGGCCTTGACGCGGTCCAATGCTCCGTCGAAGGTCTGCTTGACGTTCTCGGCCGCCCCACCGAACCGCGCCGACATGCCCTGCGTGAGCGCGTCCAGGGCCTCGGTCGCGCCGAGGGTGCCGGCGGTGATCTCGGCGCGGATCTGGGCCCCGGTCTTGCCCATTGCGGAGCCGATGAGTGCGGCGGCGTCGATGCCGTACCGGCCGAACTGATTCAGGTCGGCGGCGGTGATCTTCGTCGAGGACTGGATCTTCGACATGATCGCGACGATCCCGGCGAGCTCCGCCTCCCCGCCGCCGGCGGCTGCGATCGCGTCCTGCACGGCGGCCAGGTACGGGATGACCCTGCTCGTCTCGATGCCGAAGGCGAGCATCTGCTGCTGCGCCTGGATGAACACTTGCTTCGCGAAAGGGCTGGTCCGGGCGAAGGCGTCGAGCTTGTCCATCTGCTCGTTCGCGGCCTGCGCGGAGCCCAGCATGGTCGTCAGGGCGGCGCGGGACTGTTGCTGCATGGCGTTGTAGGCGATGCCGGTCTTGGCCGCGGCGAGCCCCACGCCGAGGATTGCGGCTCCCGCGACGACGGCGGTCTTCCCGACGGCGTCCATCACCTGTCGCTGCGCCTGCGTCTGGGCGCGGAACTTCGTGCCCTCGGCTGAGGTCTTGGAGGTCGCCGTGCGCATCTGCTCGAGGCCGGAGACGTAGTTCGCGACCTGGGCGGTGAAGGAGACCCTGACGACGCGATCGGACACGGCGGACCTCCTTCACGCACAGACAGGTGCTCAGGTGGGGTGGCGGGGCACCTTCCGGGCGGTCCAATGCAGACCGTTCATGGCATGCCCGGCGTCGCCGTCCGGAAGCTGCTTCCGGAAGGCGTCCTGGGCGTCCAGGACCGCCTTCTCGGCCTGGTTGCGGAACGGGCCGTCTGCGGTGAACCTGTACGCGCCGTCCGGGTTGTTCGGGTCGGCGTCGGGGCTGAACGCCTCGGGGAGGGATTCCCCGTACCGGCCTGTGTCGTCCTGGATCTCGAGCGAGGCGATCAGGAGGGCGCGTTGCCAGTCGTCGAACTCCGGCTCGGTGGTGATCACCGCTTCGGTGATGCGGCCGCGCTCGTCGTAGCTGAAGGCGACGGTGTGGCGGGGCTCCCATCCGTTGAGGCGTTTGACGGAGACGCCGAGGTCGCGGGCGAGGCGGGCGTCCTGGGCGAGCCCTCCCGCGACGCTTTTTTTGCCGCCTCCAGCTGCTCCTTCGCCGCGTCCAGCCGCAGCTGCGGCGCCCACGTCTGCAGGAACAGCACGGCGTCCTGGAAGTCGTCGAACTCGGGGAACTCGCAGATGGTCTCCCAGTCGGCCTCTTCGACCGCCACGAGCTCGTCCCCGTCCAGCCGCCGGCCCATGAGGGGCAGCGCGATCTTTGTGGCGGCGGCGAGGTCGTAGCCGTAGCGCATGTCGATGGGTACACCTTCGCGCGGCATGAGCGGGGCGGTGATGTTCGCCCACGCGTCGCCGGGGAGCCGGGTCAGCCGGAAGGTGACGACCTGGGCTCCGAGCTGCGCCTGCAGCTCCTCCAGCTGCGCCTTCACGGCGGCCGCTGGGCTCGCCTCCCCGAGACGCCGGTCCTTGCTCTGCCGCAGGAGCGCGTATTCGGCCTTCAGCCGGTCGATCTCATCGCTGAGCCCGGTGTCGAACAGGACCGGCACGTCCTTGAACGGGGGTGCGGCGTTCCTGCTCGCGGCGAGGAGCTCTTCGAATGTGGGCGATGCGGGCATGGTTCCTCCATCGGATTCCAGCGGGGGTGAGGTGCCGGCGCCCGACCGCTGGAGCCCGGACGCCGACACGACTCACGCGAGGACCGCGTCGGTGATGACCCCGGGCGCCTGGATGGCGGTCGTGACGGTCTTCGTGAACCGCTCGTTGGCCACCGGCGGGTTCTTCACCGGGATCCCCGCCCGGAACGGCCACACGTCGAGGAGCTGGCCGGCCAGCAGCGGGGTACCGTTCGCGATCGCGTAGCGGGCGTAGATCTCGAAGTCGCCGCCGGTGGACCCGAACGCGGCGTCCATCGCGCTGGTCGTCAGCGGGTCGTTCGTGTACACGTAGGTGAGATCGAGGGTGTTGGTGACCTTGCCGAGCGTCTCGAAGATCTGCGGCAGGGTGAGCCGGTCATCGGTCCCCTTGGCTTGCTCGCTGGCGGTCGCGAAGCCTTCCGTGGTCAGCCCGTAGGTGACCGGGTGCACAGCCTCGGCGGTCAGTTCTTCCGCCTTCGGGTGGTGCGGGTCGGCGACGGCGCCCTTGGGTGCCAGCCACAGTTGGAGCATGCCGTCCGTCTCGATGGCGGGGGGCTTCTCCTCGGGGGTGATCGTTGCTTCCGCCATCGTCGTTCCTCTCGTGGTAGCGGTCTGATGCGTGCTGCGGCCCCGCGGCGGGGCCTTGGGCGCCGGCAGATCCGGCTTCTCGTCGGGCATGGTGTTCCTCACTGCTTGTCGGACTTCCACCGGAACGAATCGACCGCATACGCGAGCGGGGGCGTCGCGGAGGTATCCCAGTCCACCGGCTGCCCGTCGGCGTGCCGGACGGGGGTGGAGGTCCAGCCGGGCGGGTGAATGCGGGTGCCGAGCAGCTGCCGGATCGCGACGGCCTGCACCCAGCGGGCCTGGTCGACGGCGTGGTCGATCGCGTTGGGGTCGTCGCGGTCAGCGCCCCCGATCGCCTGAACGGTCAGCAGCCAGTCGGCCTGCTCGTCGACCGAGGTCAATCGGCCGGAGCCGATCACCCGCGCCAGGTTGAACACTGCGTACCGGGCGGGGCGCATGCCGGTCACAACGCTGTCGAACACCGCCCCGGCAAGACCGCCGGCCTCCAGCAGCGGCTTGATCAGCGCTGCGGTCTGCCGCGCGAGCTGGTCGACGCCTGTCACCTCGGGGCTCATAGCCCGGCCTGCGCTTCCGCGTCGGCGATAGCCCGCGACAGGCCCCGCACGAGGTCCTCCTGCTGCCCGTGCAGCGCCTGCGCGAGATCCATGTGAGGGGCTGAGCCGCTGGCTCCGAACTCGCGGAAGCCGCCGAGGGACCCGGCGCCGCCGAGCGGGTAGCCGACCTCCGCCTCGATCAGCGACCCGGAACCGTAATACGAGGCTCCGCCCGTGACGTCGAAGTCGATCCGCTTCCCCGCCGACCGGATGCCCTGGTTGCTGCTCGTGGCCACCGACGCCGCGGCCGCCTTCTTGATGCCGAGAGCGGTTCCGCGCATCGCGATCAGGAGGAACGGGCCGGCGTTGGCGGGGACCTGGCCGAGATCCTCGGCCAGCTTGTCCACCTCGGAGAAGTCGACGTCCTCGCTCATCGGGGCAGCACCTTCTCCAGCGGCAGCCGCCGCGAGGTCATCAGGGACCCGGCGGTGAACGCGGCGATCCGGTAGCTGGTCCCCACCAGTGCCGGGTCGTTGACGCAGGCGGTCACAAGCACGCTCTGCCCTTCGCGGACCTCGGTGGAGGTGTCCACCGGGAGGTTGAGGATCGCCTCCACGACCGTCTGGAACTGGCCCAGCTGGCTCTGCTCCTGCGGCTGCGTGAACCGCAGGCGCACCCGGCACTTGCCCTCGTAGGTGGTCACCGGCTTGGACTCGTTCATGCCGGTCTCCTCGTTCCACATCGGCGGGCCGGAACCGGTGACGAGGCAGGCGTCGATCATCATCGACTCTGCCCCCTGCCGCAGGCGGGACAGGGTGTCCTGTACGTCTATGCCGAGGAAGGTCATAGCCACGGCTCCCAGAACGCCGCCTCGGGCACCGGCATCCGGTACAGGGCCGGTGCGGTGTCGATGGCGAAGGCGCCGGCGGGGTCGGTGAGCCCGAGCAGCTGCCACCACTCGTCGAGGATTGTGATCCGCCCTCTGCCCGACTTGTACGTCTTGGACGAGGAGCCGTCGTCGATCGAGACGGTGACCTGGGTGGCGTCGTCGGGGCGGCGAATGTGCGCCACGACGGCCTCGCGGATCACGTACGCGACCTTGGTCGCATCCAGCTCCTCGATGTCCTTGTGGACGTCGTCGCAGCGGTCCTGGATGAGCATGCCCGCGTCGTCGATCCACATCTGCCATTGCTCGGCGGTGATCGACCCGTCGGCGGGGGTCGCCTGGCCGAGCGCGGTGGCGATCATCTTCACGGTGACAGCCATGACGACACCCTTTCCGTCTACTCGGTGAGGTCCAGCGGGGCCGTCCCGGCCGCCGGCTCCCCGGCGTCCAGGAGGGCATCGAGGATGGCGGCCTTGCGGCTGAGCCCGGAGATGTCGATGCCGTGCTCGTCGGCGTAGCCGCGCAGCCTGTCGACGGTCCACGACTCGTCAGGCGCACCCTCCAGCGGGGCCGGGGTGTCCGGGCTGGCAGATCCGCTGACCTGCCAGCCCTTGCGCGCCAGTACGGCGGCGATGCCCTCCGGCACTTCGACGACGGTGCCGGAGGGTGCCGTGAGCCTGGTCACTCCTGGGCGCCTTCGTCGTACTTGACGAAGGACTCCGCGTCGTAGCACAGCCAGGCGTACTCGGCCTCCGCGCGGATGGCGACGAGGTTGTGCTCCCACAGTGACGTGAGCTCGTCGTCGATGGTCACCGACGCCTGCGTGGAGACGTCGTAGCTGATCCCGCCGACCACACCCCAGACGGCCTTGGACCAGTCGCCGCCGAAGCCGACCGTCGCGCCGTCCGCGACGCCCTCCCCGATGAACGCGGGACGGCCGAGGACGCGGCCCGCGGTGACCACCGCGGCGG